GCGCTCCTGTTTTGCTTACTCCAAGAACGTCTCCGGCAAATGTGCGAGTGAAAGCATCATTAAAGGCACGAGAGTAAGCTCTGGCCGTATCGTAAGCTGGATCAACGCCTTGTGGGAAGCTTTCCAAATCTCGCATTAAAGCTTCTGCAAAACCGTAGGCAACTCTTGCTCCAGAACTATCCCCTGCCGCAGCAAGCATCCGAGCTTTGCTTAAAGCAGTAGTCCGCATTTCAGTAAGCTCGCGCACAGAAATAGCGCCGTCGGTGGCTTGTTCTGTCGCAGCCAAAGACGCTTCCCGACCTGCATCTCTAGAGGTTAAGCGTTGGATGTTCGCAAGCTCATCAAGGGCGTTAGCTGTTCTAATCTCTAAACGACGGTCTTCAAAATCAACCGCACCTCTGCGGACCAGACTGGCTTGGTCCCGCAAGAAAGTAATTCTTTCGTCTAAATCTACAATATTTTCCGCTTGTTCACGAGTGCTGCGAACTTGTGCCCTGTTCTGAGTGCCAAGGGAGTCTACAATATCTTCAAACTTCTCGTTCGCTTTTCGAAGTCTTGGGCTAACCACAACTTCCGCGGCAACGCCTTCTTCTGGAAAAAGCTCATTTCTTTTTCTAACAACGAAAGCATTTAATGCACTTAGCGGTTTTTTAACCTCGTCCGCAGCTTCCGGTGTATTGGGAAGAGTGTCTTCCCAATAAGACATAAAATTAGGGACAGCGGATGAGTTACCGTCGGCGTCTACAAATTCTGTAATATCTAGGTTTTGACCCGTATTTCTCCAAAGCGTTCTTTCTTGAGTGCGGCCCGCTTTAAAACGTTCGTCAATAACACCATACAGTTTTTGACCAAGCGTAGCCTGTCTTTCTGCCGCCCAATCAGGGCCTCTTTTGCCTGCAACCTTTTCAAAGTTGTCCATAACCTTTTGCATAGCGCTTAATAGGCCGTTCTCTAGATCGGCATCAAACACTGACTGAGCTAAAACAGCGGCTTCTTGAATAGCGTCTTTGTCACCCGTCCCGTACAAAGATACAATTACGTTCCGCAGTGCGCGGTCCGCTTGCACATTGGCAGAGTTGCGTTCTTTTGAAAGACCGACCGACATCTGTTCCAAGGACTTTTCTAACGCGGCTAAAGTAGGCGAACCAGATTTAAGCGCCGCCGTACGAGCAATGGGGTTTCCAGCTTCATCCATTAGCATGGACTCAAACTCTTTTGAGGTCAAAGCTGCGATAACAGCTTCGGTGTCTTCTCCGCTTTCTTCTAAAGCGTCTAAGATGTAATCAGTAATTTGAGTTTTACGGTTGTCTTTAAATGAGGTGGCAATGTTAACAACGCCTTCCTGAACACGGCCCTCTTTTACGGCTCCGTATCCAGCTTTTATAGCTCCCAAAGTTGTTGGAAGGCGTTTAGCCAAAACATTTCCTAGAAGAGCAAAACTTAACCCGCCCAAGAGTTCGCCCGTTATTCTAACGCCGCCGCTACCGGAAGAATAGTTTTCTGCGCCATAAGCGCCCGCCGTTGCACCCGCTCCAGCCACCAACTCTGAGGTCGCAAATTTAAACGGGTTGGCGCTAGCTTGAGCACCCATAGAACCTACAGTGTTTTCTAAAACTCTAGCAACTTTAAGGCCCACAGGTACTTTGGCACCTTCCTCAAGTAAACTCTCGGCCAATTCTACTCCGAAGTTTAACTGTTTCGGAACCATGTACGGCATTGGGAGCCATGCAAGAGCACCCACCGCCGTTTTTCCAGCCTCGTAAGCCGCTTCTGTTCCCGGCAGGACAGGTGATTCTTCCCCTTGAATAGCCTCGTTTACTTTCTCACCTAGAACATATCCGGCCCCCGCAGCCAGTGTCCCTGTCACAAGGGGCACTCCAAAACGAATTACCGCTCCGGGGCCTACGGGGGGAACCGCAGCTACCGCGTATTGACCCGCAGCAAAACCGCCCGCAAATGTTGGAACCGTGGAAGCAATAGGAATAGCTTCGCGCTTTGCACCCGCAAGCATTGTCCCAGCCTGAATAGGGTCCCCGTCTAGGTCTGTAGTAAAAAGGCTGATTATCTGTTCGTCGGATAAACGTCTTTCTGAGGGAGACTTGTTTGAAAGTTCCGGAAAGCTGTTTAAAATAGGGGCCGTGCCGTCTTTTAGACCTCCGTATGTTATAAAATTGGGTTGATCTGGAAAATCTTTTTGTAGGACCCCAACCATACTAGACACAAATTTTGAAGTGTCTCCGCCAAAAAGTTTTACAGAAGAGTCAAACTCTGCTTTGTCGTACATCATATACGGAAGTTCTTCCAACTCTAAAGTCGGCGAAGCTGCGGTTTCTTCAACTACGGGTTCTGCGGCAACGGAAGTAATAGGGAAAGTGTCGGCCATTTATTACGGACCTTTCTGCGCTTTTGCTGCATCTTTTGCTCGTTGTCTCGCTTTTGTCATGGTATCTAGCGCCGCGTCAAAGTTAGCCGCATTATCACTAGCCTCTCCTAACATTGCAACCGGACCAAGAATGGTCTCAAGACGTTGAATCTCAAACAACTTTTGGTTAATTTGAGATTTCATTGTGCTGTCTAAAGACTTTCCAGAAGCAATTTCACCCAGAAGCCGTCTTTTTTCTTCATCCAAGTAAAATACAATGTCGTTAAGCTTTGCGGCTTCTGTTGAAGGGCTACGCAACAAAGCTTGTTCATCTGGGAACAAGCCTTGCACGGCATTTAAGTCGCCCATTGCAAACCGTGGCGAAGAAGCCAAGGCCGAGCGTCCCAAAACACGAACCATTTTAACAAACTGACGAGCATCCGTTGTATCTTTGAACAGGTCAGAAAATAAGCCCGGCGCAAAGCCCCCCGCAACCGCATCAATTCCAGCGTATATTTTGGACCAAAAGCCCGTACCCTTACGCGCCGCAGCAAAAGCGTCTCTGACCTCTTTTTGCTGTTGTTTATTAAGAAGGATTGGCTTTCCGTCTTTATCAAAAGTGGTCATTTGAGAAACGATCTCTACGTCCAAAGCCTCTAGTTGTGACCTAGCACCCGCCACCATTTTCTCGTTTTTTGCTACTTCATATGCAATAGTGTCGTTAACAGGATGAGAGCCCCCAGTTATTCTTTGAGCGTTGCCGTCGTCATCGATGTAGGTTTTTCCATCATAAGAAGTATATACACCTTTTGTGGTCCCGTCTTCGTTGTAAATAAGAAAGCCTTGAACCGCGGTGCTTGCTGTTGGAACTTTCTTGAACGACGCAGAACCGGGAACCGCGGCATTAGCGGCGTTAACTTGATCTATCACTGCCTTGCCCTGCGGGCTTGTAATGTCGATCACGGTCGTTACAGGGACGCCGTCGGCGTTTGGAAGAGTAACCTGCGCTGGCGAGTAATCGGGGACTTTAGGCTCACCGAAGATAACCTCAGTCTCTCCGGTAAGAGTGTCAACTCGAACGAGCTCGCCGTTAACTTCACGCAACTCAATGGTGTCGCGGTTAGCAACTGCGCGGATTTCCTCTGCGATTTTTGCCGCTTGATTCTGCTCGAACTTGTTTTGGTCCACAATCGCTTTGCGGTCTTCGGCAGCAATCTGACTTGTGTCGCTAATCCCTTGAGCAACCGCCAACCTGTCAAGATCGTTTTTGGTGGTCACGGTATTTCTAGTTTCCCAAGTAACTTGGGCGCGTTCTTCGGCATTCAAAGTCCTGCCCAAAGCACGTTCTTCCGTAGCAATCGTAGACGCAACTTGAGCGTCTATATCCGCAAGTTCGTCGGCACGGTTTCGACCGTAAATAACTTCTTCTTGGTCAATTGCGCGTTGCTCTTTCGCTTTTGTAATTTCTACGACTCTTTTTTCTTTGTCTTCAGCAATTGCATCGTTGATAAACGCCATAGCTTCGTCGTTGTCTGGAACAAAGCCGTCTGCCTGCAATTCTTCAGCGCGAGCGAGGCCTTCGGGCGTTCCAACATTAACAGACTCTTTTTTAACTGTTCCATCAACTACGCTGTACATCGTAATAGCTTCAAACTTAGCGGGGCCTTTAGCTATAACCGAACCGTCTGCAACATTAACCACTTGTTGACCCGGGCCTAAAGTAACCGTTTCCTTGGTTACTTTACCTTTGGCAATGACCTTTCCGTCCGCACCAACTAATTGCTGATCTTTGCCCAAAAGATGTGTGACTGCGGGTTTTTCCGCGCCTCTGGCAAGTTCTCTTCCGTTTATGTCGTAAGCAATTGCGCCGGGAGAAAGATTGATTACTTGCGGCTTGTCCGCTCTTTCAACAATAAGTTCGCCGTCTGCGCCATACGCAGCTTGGCCTGCTGAAAGGGTGTAGGTAACAGGTTTTGCAGGCATCGACGCAATCAAAACGCCCTTTTCATCAAAGACAGACTGACCAGCACTTAGCGTAGTTGTTTTTGGAGTTACCGTAGAATTTGTTGCCAGAAGCGTTCCGTCCGCGGAAAACAACTGAGCTCCCGGAGCCAAAGAAACAGGTTTTGAAGCCGTTGATTTAGCGCGGGCTAACTCTAAGGCCCTTCTTGCCGATTCATCCGTCTGAGCCTGACCCAAGCCTGCTTGCAAACCAGCCATACGCATCTGACGGTCTTCCGCAGCCTGTGCTTGTTTAGCCTGCAAAAGGCCCGCGGACCGCTGTCCGATCTTGTCGGTTAACTGGGTCTGTGACGCGGAATTTGCCAAGCGCTCCGCAATAGAACCGCCCTGAGTGTTGCCTGCAAAATTTAAAGCAGTGCCCGCAATGTCAAACAACATCTGCGCTTGAGTCATTTCTCGTTGCTCTTTAAGAGCCTCGGCCCGCGCTTGTTGGTCAACCGAACCCTCAAAGTATTTTTGAAACTCAGGAGCCATCCTTTGAGCTTCAGATATTACAGAGCCCCCGGGAGCAAACTTACGGACCTCTACGGGCCCGCCCTGATTAAAATTTGCGGGTGGTGTGTTGCCCGCCCCCGCTGCCATGAGGGAGCCAACACCCTCTTCCATCGGACCTTCCATGTCAACCGAACCAGAAATTCCCTGCATTAACTCGCCAATGCCGCTGTCCATAGCTCCTTGCTCGGTCATCATAATCGTCGGCTGAGCTAGAGCCAGCACTGACTCGGGGGTTGACATGGCGTCTTGCGCCCCAACAAGGCCCGCAAGCTCTTGATAACGCGATTCTAAAGGCATTGAGTTACCTCTAATTCCGTCAATCAGAGTCTGATAATCCTCCGCCGCATCGATTGTACCCATCATGTCCGCAGCTTTTTTTACACCTATTTCTTGACCCATAGATTCTGCATTTTGAACTTGCTGCTCCATAGCAGGGGGAGGCATACCTTGAGGCGGCATCATGTCTTGGGGCGTCGGTTGAGCGGGACCGCCCATTTGTCGAAATAAAACTCGGTTCATTACATTTGGCATTTTAAAATAACCCCGCTTTTGACGCGCCACTGGCCGCGCTTAATCCTGCTATTCCCAAACCAAGCGCGGATTGGAAAGGTGAAACTTGGGGCATAGAAGACGCCGTTAGTGTAGATGACCCCGAAGGAGTACCAGAATATATGTCCGAAAGGAAGCCATACTGTTGATAAGGCTGAGTGTATCTCTGCAAATTCGATAGACGAGTAGCGTCCAATCCAGCTTGCTGAACACCTCTTTCATTAGCGCCTGTAGCCATAAGGTTCTGAATGTCCGAAGAACCAAGACCGGAGCGCATTTCTCCAATTCCCGCTTGTTGAATGCCGATCTGACCAAGCTGGTTACCAAGTTGCCCAATCCCTTGACCAAGTTGCCCGTAGGAATTTGCCATAGACTGCTGACGATTCATCGCAGAGTCAAAAGCACCCTGACCAAGCTGCTGGGCTTGTCCGTACCCGGCTGCGCGCATCTGGGCCGCGGTCCGCGCTTGTTGATCCATAGTATTTCGTTGGAGTTCCTGCTCGGCAATAGCGCCACGAGACCCGCCAAACGCTCCGGCCTGAATCGCATTGGCTTTGATGCCTTGTTGAGCTATGTCGCCGGACCTTTGAATGTCGCTCAGGGCCGAGGCAACCGCCGAGTCCTCATAAGGGTTCATGTAATTTGTATAGCTGGTGGGGTCGTATAACGCATCCGACCCGGCCAGTGAATTAATCCCCGTTTGCATCGGATTAGCCGCGTCAAGCGTCATGTTTTCTGCCGCTTGCAGAGACCCCATTCCACGGTTCAAATAAGGCTGATACGCGCCTACACCTTCCTGAGAAGCCATAACGGCAGCTTGTTCCGAAGGAGAAAGCCCCGCGACTTGGTAATCAGGGGGAGTAACACCCGTTCCAATCTGATTTGAAATAAATTTTTGAGTGTCTTCTAAAAGACCGAGACGGTAAGCCTCAATTGCGGGGTCTTGGCGATTCGTGACGATTTGCTCGGTAGTGGTCATGATGCTACTGCGCCTCCTTCAAAAGCTCGCATCATATCATACATCTTACGAACTCCCTGTTGTCTGTTTCCGTTACCAACGCCGCGGACCGCTTGGGCGGTCATTACGAACTCACCGTCCGAAAGCATCGCAGGGATGTCATCGGAAGTCTCAGTTCCGGGGCCCGCGATATAACCATTACGGCGGGGGAACATTTCTCCACCTCTTGCGGCTTCTTGCGGCAAATAATCTTGATAATAGGGGGTATAGCTTGCGGGTTTTAGTGTGTCTGCTAAAGTAACATATTTTGGTGCGCCGGGTTGACCAACCCTATACTTGTCAGGGTTCTCTGCATAACGGTCTTCTGACGGAGATGGCCCGTCATACGGGTCTTCAACTTCTTCGGCTGGGATTGGATCAAATGCGCCAGCCGCGGCGGCAGCGGCCGTCCCAGTCGCTATCGTTCCGCCGTACTTAGATAAGAACCCCGGGGTTAGTTGCTGTGTGGCTTGTTGAAGAGCCATATCAGGCGACACACCTTGAGCGGTATATTTACCAATTAACTCGTTAATTTGAGCTTGTGAAGGGTCGGCGTTAGGCATGGCGAAATCCATGACTTTTTGACCAAACGTCGGTTTTGCGTTAGGGTCTATCGTCGAAGCTTCAAAAGGACGGCCCATAATACTTCTAGGGTCTCCCTTTTGTCCAAAGATATTATTTTTATCTATTCCCGCGCCTGATCTTAACCCTTGTCCAAACTTTTCAGTAAACGTTCCTGTAGCGTTTTTGTTCATAACGCCCTGCATACCAGAAGTGATTCCACCCAGAGCACCTCCAACAAGACCCGCTTTCAAAGCGTCTTTAAAGTTTGCGCCTTGAGCAAGGGCCGTAATACCTCCCCCAATAAAACCAGAGGCAACTGTCCCCAGACCCGGTGCAATAAGATTTAATGCAAACGGTATGATTATAGGGGCTACTTTCTTAAATATCTTTTTAACGCCTCTAACCAGCTTCTTTAAAAAGAACTCCCGCTGTCCCGTATACGGGTTTATAGAGTTAGTATCGCTACCTACAACATATGCGCTGGGGTCCGCGCCTTCTGCCGCGATAGCAGAATCGATTGCCCGAACTAATTCAGGGTTGTTCTCTCTGACCTGACGAGGAACAACACCCTCCCCGTGTTCCAAGTGTCCCACATGAACGTCGCCGTTACGACCCATGCGGGCCATCTTTTCCGCAGTTTCGTGCATTGAATTAATGCCGTTCTGTCTTCCAAAGGCAAGCCGACTATCGTCAAACTCATCCATGTTAGACAATAAGAAAGTGGCTAAACCGCCGTCGGGAAGTACCATTTGTTGATTCATTTTGTATCCCCTTGCATAGCCTGTGGCGCAGTTACTAAAACACTTATACTACGGCTTTCGGTTTCCGTCCAGCTTTGTCCACACTTAGGGCACACACCTTTATGTTGATTATGTGCTCTTAGCGCCATCCGGACTACGTCGCTAGTCTTACAGTTGCATTCTTCACTCATGGGGTTACCACCGTTATTGGGCCTACTTGCCCTGTTCCAACTAACCCCCTAACGTTAGGGGAATTTATCAAGGCCACCTTTAAAAACCCGCCCTGTTGAAAAACCGAACCGTTTTCTAAGCCAAAATCGTCTTCCTGTAGATCAGTAAACACTGTGAAAGTGTTTCTCCCCTCTCCGGGAGCCTGATTCTGCTGCACAAACACCGAGAACGCTCTAACAACTTCAGCTATGTATTTCTGATCGTATTGCTGCGGAGCGTTGGGAAAGTATGGTATCGCGTTTAGGCGGGACATTATCTTCTCCCATCAGGGCGTATATCAATCCGAGGAGACCCAAGACGCCACCCAACACCAGTGGTATTGTTTTCAATTTTTATTGCAACCGACCTACCTCTAAGCCTTACATGGACATCTTCAGTAAATTGCTCGACGGGTACGGAGGTACTCTTTTCCACAGGTTTAAAGTTTTCTTGCAAGTAAGCTCCGCCGGGAGCGTTTCGGGTCTTTAACGTAAAATCAACCGCAGGTCCAATAGCAGTAGAGTTTCTAAAAGTCAGGTCCGGTATTAGCCTGTTTACAAAAAGAAACTTGTCACCTTCTCCGATATCTATTTGACTAGATTCAACATATGAACTTATAGGCGAAGGCGGATTAGTGCTTCCGTCATCAAAACCCGTTTCATGCGTGTATAAATACCCATCATTGCTTGCGGCGATAGGCAAATCGTTAACCCCACGGTCTGTCCAAGCCGTTCGGTCTAAAGTTCCAACATACCATATTTGCTGAACGTAATTAAAAACAACATAACGATTAAGGTCTTCTGAAGAATCCGAAGGGTAAAACCACCAAATCTCTGAAAAAGCCGTGTTTGATGCTGCAAAAACTTTTTCAGATTGAGAAGAGTTAAAGTTAGAAAAAACATAATCTCGCACAGAGCAAGGAAGTTTTTGAATCCCACCGTTATAAGCGTAAAACTCGTTTTTACCCATCCAATAAACAGCATCATCAACCGCGATTGCAGAGGAGCCGCTTCGTATTGTTGTATTTTCGGAAATCATATTAATACCGAACGTAAACGGTGGTCCAACATACTGCATAGCGTGAACAGAAACGTCTGTAAAAACAAGCATCTGTTGACGGGTCTCTACCGCTGTAACAATCCTAGAGCCAGACCCCAAGCGGAGGTCTCCTGCTGTGTTGGTTGCAGAAGGTGTCCAGTCCGCAGGGTTTTCTTGATCTGAAAATCGAATAAGAAGCGGGTCTTGAGTTCCAATGTTGTCAGCAGGGTCTGCGCCAAAAGCTATTACATGTCTATCAACATCTGAAACAATTACTTTCCTAGCAATTGTTGGAGCGCCACTTGCTCCAGCAAGAGTATTCAACGCAACGCCACGCGAATTCAATGGTGAAGCTATTGACGCCGACCAATAAAAAATACCGCCGTCTTCCACATTATATATAAGGTCTTGTCCAAAATTGTCTTGCGTCCATATTCGAAGTAAACTCGCAACACCTAGACTTGCGGCTAATCCCCAACCAACAGTGCCCCACGTTCCCGCACCCCATCCAGTGCCAAGTACAGTGGTGTCCAAGCCAACGTTGACTTGATACGCTCCGACTGTAGCGGCTCCCCCGTCTCCAGTATCCCCCGCTGCGGCTACAACGAGAATAGGATCGTACTGACCGTCAACGGTTATTTCAGACAACGTTTGCACTGATCTAGCGCGAATGGTGTAAGTACCGGAGTCTACTACAGTATCCACAAGGTATTCTTGGTTTAGAACATCCGCAGTAATGTTTCCTCCAAGACCCACCGCATTAGTAAAAGTAACAAAATCTCCCGGTGTCGCCCCGTGATCCGTGTTTAAAACGTTCAATATAGAAGAACCAGATGCCGCAACAAAAGTAACGTCTCCCGCCGTAGTTGTAGCGCGAATAGGAGTTATGTCATAGAAAGCTTGCCCAGATTCTATGTAATATTTTGAGCTTGTACCAAGACCCAAGAAGTTATCTAATTCCAAGCTACTCCAAGGATGAAGCGAACGAGCCGAACCTAAAAAAGAGTTATTTCCAAGCTTGCTCCATCCGCCGATCTTCTCAGGAAGCCCCGCGCGGAAACGAACCTTATCACAGTCCAGCCACCCTCCCTCGTTAGTGTACGAAGTGGTTTCTTTATTGATCCCGGGTCGAAATTGGAGTTTTTGTAAGGGCATCTATAAAACTCACTTTAAGTAGGGTTTGGAAGTTCGGGCCAAGATATTTCCCAAGGAAACGAACTTTGCTTTGGTACTTCACGAAGTGCTTGACGGTATTCTAACATATCTGAGCTAGTATGAACATCCGGTAATACTGCCCAGTCTGTCGCGGCTAGTAAAAGATTTCTTTTTTTTCGAGCAGCCGTTTTTTTGGCATTAAGATTTCTTCCGGCGTTTTGGTTTAAAGTTATTTTTGAATGGTCTGAAACGATCCAATTTCTCACATAAACACCATTCATAAGGTAAGGTTTTCCTTCGGTTACATATTGAGTATAGCCATCAAACTCTACTGTGGGTCCGTCTTCGACTCGACAATAGGATTGAATTTCTTTCGGTTCTTTTGAAAAGCTAACGTTAGGTAAACGTTCTTTCAACTCAGAAAATGTAACTGGGTAATCTCCGGTGGATATGTTTATGTAGTACCCCATAACAATCTCTATATTACAGTAAGGCGGTTGTAGATTTCAAAGTTTGGGGGGGAGCCAAGTGACGCAAAAGTCAAACTACTCCCAGAATCTGTTAAATCTCCCGCACTATCGGTCATACCATCGGGAATCACCGAAAGACCAACAGGCTCATATATATAGTTCGTTCTATAAGTACCCGTCAAAGACCCATCAACCGGAAGTTTTACAGCTAAGAAATCATATTCAAAAGAGCTTGATTGCTCTTTGTCAGATGGAATAGATGTTTCTCCAACGTGAACCATACTACCCCCTTGTACGGTAACTCCATTGAAAAATGTTCTGCCAAGATTAAGGTACTGAGTGCCACCAAAAGCGCGGTCGTAAATAAAGTTTCCGTTCGTGTCCATGTTAAGTATGTAGCCGCCGTAGGCGTAAGCTTGTGTTGGACTAATCCACCCTAAGTAACCCGATATGATAAGGGTTCCATCCGGGGCAAAAACAATGCCCTTGCCTTCTGGACTGATGCTCCCGGAAGTTGCATCAACACGGCGTTTCCATTGTAAAACCCCACTAGAGTTGTACTTAAGTACAATCAACCCGGTGAACTCTGGAGAACCCCTCGAAGAATCGCCTGTAACATAAATATTGCCAGAAGAATCGGTTATAACGCCCTCAAAGACAATTTTACTGCCTCCGTCTACTTTTCTTTGCCACTGCAAAACACCGCTGGAATTATATTTTACTAAAATCGCCTCGCCACTGTTGTTAGTATTCACTAACCCAACGCCAATAACATTGCCAGACGAGTCTAAAGTAATATCATAAAGAGTTGCATTTCTTCTTGAAGTTTCTAGCTTTCTAGCCCAAGTAATAGATGTTCCGTCAGAATTTACTTTTGCTAAGTAAGCATCAGTTGCAGAAAAACTGTCCCCATTACGTCGAGACCCCGCAAAGTAGATACTATCATCGGAAGTATCTATTTTCCCGGCGGATATATATATCCCTTGTTGGTTGGGAGGTGACACAAATGAAACATCAAACACCTTATCGCCTGCTGGGTTGTACTTAACACAGAAAATGTCAGTCCCGTTAGAGTTAGAACGTGATTGATCGTAACCAAAGCAAGCAATATTTCCAGAAGAATCAAAATCTAAATCGTTAAAAAATGTTTTAAAGGATGTAACAGGGGTTGCTCTAAGGGCAAAGTATCGTTCCCACTGAAGCTCTCCATCCTTGGTATGCTTCGTTATAACACCTTCTGTAACAAAATCCGTTGAAGTCGTATTCAAACTCTCTGAATAACCTACACTATAAATATTTCCAGAAGCGTCTGAAGCTACCTTTTGTTTCCGGTTGATCTTGAGTGTCCCCCAAGTGCGAAACCACCCATTTTCTCCTCCAGAACCTGCCGCCGCCATTAACATTTTTTTGCTTTGAGACATAATTATTCCACCACGGTAAACTGAGAAGTGTCGTCGTTTTCAAGAGTTGGAACGGCGGCTTCTGAATACGTTTGAGCGTCAGGGTTGTAAATACCCATCCCAACATTGTATAGTCCGGGAGAAGTGTTGACGTACAGACTTTCAGCCGCATATGTAAAACGTCCAAAAGTACCTGTTCCTGATCCGTCGCTAGGAAGCTTGGCTACAAACACGTTAGACTCTCCAGTCGAAATGGTGCTTTCATTAGACGTTATACCAGAAACAACAACGTCCCCATTATAATCAACTTTCACTCCGGTTAACCGAACCGCTCCTCCGTTGCTATCAACACCTGTAGCCGTTATTTTTCTTTGCCAAAGAACCGAAGGTACAGTGGAACCCATGTCTTGAGAGGGTGCTAATTTAAGTATATATCCTTCTGTAGCGTTTGCGGCAGTTGTTGGTTGAGTGTAACCTACGACATATGAATTAGCTGTATCTCGGTCTTGGGAATCTTGCGCAACCCCTAAACCTCGGCCCGTTTTCCCGCCGTTTCCCCCAAACGCCATAGACCACGAATAGCCACTAAAGATATTTGTATATCTTGAGACTAAAATAACCTCGTCCGATCCGCTAGACGGGCTGTCGGTAAAACCCGTACAGATGGTGTTAAGGTAATAACGGCTCGGCCCGATCTGGGAAACTGCAAGAAACTTATCGGTGTTTGATCCAGAAAGTCCTACAGCGCCGTTTAGGCCCCCTATCCCACTTTGGCCCTGAATGGTCGTAAAAAAACAATCACTGCCTGTAGCCGTAGTCGTGTAAGACCCAACAGCATGAAGAAGCTGGTTTCCCGCGTATGTGGAAGGTGCACTAGATACGTCAAACGCTTCAAAATCGGTACGTCCGCTTACGTTGTCTTGTTCATACCCATATTGCCAAATTACCTTGGGAGTAGAGGCTGGATCGTATCTGTACATCATAAATCTTTGAGACGATCCGGTCCCAACGGTCCCAACAAAAGTAGCCCCTCCGGGGTGTAAACCAGATTCGTTTGCAGCAACACCCTGTATGGAACCTTGCAAAGAACCTGTGTCTAAAGAGTGCTGCCATATTAACTCGCCGTCAGAATCCAAGCTTACAGCATATGTTTGAACCGTGGCCGCGCCATCGGGAAGCGTAGACCCCCCAACTATAATGTCGTTAGAAGAGTTTACATCAACGGCGTACCCCCGTTCATTTCCGGGGTTATCTCCAAGGCTTCTTTGCCACAATAAGTTGCCTTTAGGACTATACTTCGCCACAAATATTTGATTGCTATCGGTAAGTGCGGCATCGCCTGCCTCAGTATTTCCAGCAACTATAATGTTGCTTTCACTGTCCACGGCAACCGCATTTCCTGCATTTTCAAAAATGTCTAAAGCAGACCCGGCTCCAGTCTCAATAATCCAAAAGTTTGACATATGATGCTCCCATCAACCTAGGGCCTGTCCTGCCGTAAACCCATACCATGTGGTTCCACCGTCTCTTGTTGTAAAAACAAAAACGTCAACAGCATTAGCCGCAGTGGAAATGGCAGGGGCCGTCGCGTTCGGCCAATCTACAGAAGTGGGCCATGAAAGAGTGTACCCGCTACCTGAAGAATCCTGTATTATCTCCACACTCATTGTGTAACCTGTTCCGGTTGTAGGGGGAGAAGTGAAGGCAACTTGAGTTGCAGCCGTTAGAGTGTGCATAAATGTATTAGCTAATTCGCAACTTAGGGTAGTGGTTCCCGCAGCATCAAAGACCTCAAGGTACGTTTCATTATAGCTTTTAGCCTTTAATTCTTCCGATAACAAAACGTCTCCGTTTGCATCGGCGGTTACTGTTTTATTGTTTTCGGAAGTCCCAAGTGTCGCTATGGAATTATAGTCTAATTGCGCGGCAGTAGCGGTTACTCCCAGATTAACAAGGGCCGTTGGAGCGTTAGCAAGGTCGGACAAGTTGTTTGTAACCTTAAGGTCCAGCGAAACATTGAATTGCTCAGATAAGTTAAACACCGCCGCAGCAGCACCGCCGCCGTCACAGTAGATAATGTTGGATTCGCTGGCGAGAATCGTTACATTGGCTCCAGAGCCCTGACTAAAAATAACGCTTTGCGCCGTAGTGTTGTAGACAAAATATATCTTTTGAGCGTTGTTCGGGTCTATTGTGATTGTGTGCGTACCGGAGGGTGATCCACTTAAAACAAGTAGTTTATACTGTCCGTTGGACAAGGTTCCGTCAGTGGTAGTTAACGTGGAGCTTGTCCCAGAAAGCCCCAACGTCAGTACCCCATTAATCGCCCGATCAAGGATATCCGAATTGGTGTTTACAGTAGTGCCCCATACTCCAGATTGCTCTCCGGTGCCGGGCTTTTCAATACCAGTGTTAGCCGTGTATGTTGTTGTCATGTCTTATCCTCACGCCGCTACATCTCCCCAATTCGTGTTGGGGGCAGGGTTGATTTCAGTGTAGGTTGTTTCGGGTGTTGGATCAAGGTCTATCCAATTTGTTGGATTGTCGGGGACTACACGGCCCCATACCAAAACTCCTGTTATCTGTGTGGAGCCTTGTACACCAATCAAGTTGACCGAAGAAGACCCTTTAGGCTCAACTTCACCAAGGCCAGAAAGGGCCACAATTCCTTCAAGAACCGCAAATGCGTTGATTCTTGCCGTTACAGAATTAATTTCAGAGGACGCCTCAAGGCCGATCACATCAACTTCGGCGCTAGCCAGTGCCACAACTCCATTAACTAACGCAAAGGAGTTTAACCCCTCCACGTCAACCGACACATTAATTTCTACAGAAGGGGACGAAATCTCGCCAGAAGCCTGAACCCCTTCAAGAGAAACTACGGCTGTTCCGGTGACGACTACTTCATCAACCTCGCCAGAAGCTTGAAGTCCATTTACGTCTACGTCTGCACTGGCTAGAGCTTCGGATTCACCAACAGAGCCTACTGCCCCTAATCCAATTGGGAACGTAATTGCGTTGCCCAGACCGTCTAAGATGCCTTCTTGCGAAGTTCCACTTACGCCTTCAACTTCTACATCAGCACTTTGTGTCGTTACTACAGAGTTAACCTCTCCAGTAGCACCTAGACCAACTACATAAGCATCTATATTTATCGCGGACTGAGCGCTTCCAATTTGTCCAGAAGCTTGAACTCCAGATACAGAAACATCTGCTCCAATTTTAGCCGCAATTGAGCCAACACTTCCTAAAGCCGCCGCAGGAATGGAGTTTGTCTCGCCCCATGAGCCGCTACCCCAAGTGTTTGCACCCCAGCCGGAGAAAGCAACTAAAACGCCTTGACCTTCAACAACTGCAACTGAGCCAACAGCCCCTCCAGCGGACACCCCGTTAACCTCGACAACCGCGCTAGCAGTTACCGAGCTAAAGGAGACTTCACTAAAGGCATAGGTGCCGAAAACGCTCATGTTACCTTCCTATGCTTGTGATTCAGACCAACTTACGCGCCCTGAAATAATGAAGGGGTTAGTGGAAGAAACCGCAGACGGGTCTTCGTTCAATGTAGCAACAACTGTCAAAACATCCGGTCCATCGGGGTATACGTTATCCCCCCCTAAGATGGCGTTACCAAGTGTGGCAACTTCTGCAAGACCCTCGTTTGTAAGCACAGGCTGACGATCCGCCGTACCTGCACCACCTTGAGCCTCAAAGTTGTACACGCTGGCACCACCGTCAATAATGTCTGACGCCGTGTGAGAAATAAGCTGAGACAAGCTGGGCGCAGTAACTCGCTCCCAATTGTTGTTGCTTAACTGTGCGTTTAAAATCAACTGGATTGAAACCGCGTGAGTGGACAAGATGCCAACAGAGTTAAGAATTAACTGCATCCGATTAATAATCTCACGCTCACCCAAAAATCCCGGTGCGCTTGTGTCTACAGAAGGTGCCAGCCGCACACTGATTAAAGGCAATGCTTTAGTGACGTTGAGGTCTTGTCCAGCGGTTCCGATTATATAGTCTGAATCGGAGCCACTTGATACTGTGGGTGGAGCGTCTAATACAAGAAGGTTTCTAGTCGCGCGAGTGCTTGAGAAATTAGACTGGTCTTGCTGAGAGCTAATAGACGGCAAATACGAGGCATACGGGCTTACTGACCCGCTTGATGGAAGACCAAGCTTTGTCCCCGCAGTTAATCCAGCGCCAGATATAGCAGTTCCCGTTCCAAAAGAACCGATATTCCCGTTTGGAGAATTTAGGCGAAGAGCGTACCCAATTTGAGGGTAGTTTCTCCATCCTCGGTACTGATAATAAACCCCTGTAGTTTCAATTTTACCACTAACGGTTAGAGTTCCACCAGCGCTTTGACCCAAAAGAGTCTGGCTTGGAGAACTGGCGTTAAACACATACGCACGGTCAGCGTCAAAACGTCCATCCATAATAACCGAAGTACCCCAGTGCGCTAGCGCGGGAACATAAGTCGGTTGACCAATGTTCTGTATTTCGTACCGAGCAGGGATGTTTCCAGAGCGCATGTACGCTTCAGTTTTAAAGTTACCATGCACAAAACTATGGACATACTGAACGTCCCCGTGCTGATCTTTAAACCCAAAACGAACTTTACCTGCGCCGTACCAAGAATAGTCTATATACGCCATCTGAATTTTGTTGATATCCAGATTAAACCCCGTGTACCCTGTCCCGTCACAAACATCTAAGTTCCAAGACGATTGCGGAGTTTTGGTGTCTTCCGTAGTCGTAATAATTACTTTTTCGGCGTCTACTCCACTATAGCTTGGGATGATATACATTAACTCATCACTGGCAATCTTTGAGATTCGGTGACTTTGGCCTTTTATGACAACATTATCACCCACATTTAGCTGAGTAAGGAACTTAGTGGAAATTCCAGTAACAGCGCTTGAACGGAAGGCTACGTTAGAATACCCACTTATTTGCAAGATAGAACTGCGTCGGCAAGCGAACAACTCGGAGCCATCGTACTCAAAGTATATTCCGTTTTGATCGTCATACAGACCGCAACGTAGAGAACTATTCCGCCAAGTGTTGACGTAATACTCAACAAGCCCCGTTGCATTAATATTTGATGGGGTTCCGTCCAACTGAACAGTGAACGTAAAGTCATCTATAATACTAAGGACAGTATGCAGGCCGTTCCAAAGGTTAGCCTGATTGTTGTCTGGATCGACCGGAGTTGGAACGCTGAAGCCCATTCCACTATGGTTTGAGCAGTATGTATAAATCGTTGGTGCACCCGCAGCTACTACAATTTGAGTGTACGCCCCCGCCGTTCCGGGAGTCCCAACAATAGTTACACCCGTCGTGTATTCTGACCCGCCACCATGTGTGCCGTCAGAGGTTTCTGAAAACCGTAGAGGGTGCCCACTATTTGTTGCTTCACTTTGGTCGAACTTATATGTTCGGCCTTCGTACAAAGGATACGTTTCTGTAGAGCTTATTATCGTTCCATCAACAATAAAGACGTTCTCGTTGTCAGAATTTGTCCCAACAACAGTCCCTATATTAGTAGTGCCTAACGTATCGACCCCGTTGGTAGACCCTGAAACGTTGATAGTAAGCTGAGAAGCTAAACGATGAGGTGAACGAGTTTTAATTGTTCCAACGTCTCCGACCCTAGAAAAGTTGTCGATTTGGCTAGTTGGGCTAAAGTTCACCGCGAACGAAACTTGAATGCCTTTACCGGATTGATAACGGAAGTATTTGCGAGTCTGACGGATCATCTGGCTGTCGGGGTTAGTCGGTGGGATTAGCTCCACACCGCCGTCGTATGGTCGGTGAAGCGCAAAACCATCTGGGCGCAACAACAATGATGTGGTCTGCAAATAATTTACACTGGTCTGAGCCGTTGAAGGAAACGCATTGGTAGTTGTGATTTGTCCGTCTGAGTTGACATAAGCTATATTGGCTTCATGTACGGAGCCAGAGGATGAAATGCCTGTAACAGAGACAGTTGTACCAAGGCTTTGAAGCTCAATTTTGTTGGTTCCAGCGTCCGCGTCAGTTTTCGTGAAGTGAACTGAAAAGGTGTTAGCCGTTGGTGCATTAGCAAAATACAACACCCCAAAACTAAGGTTCGTTGGCGCGGACCCCCCTGAAAAGTAAATAGCGTTTCCTGTAACAAGGCCGTGATCTGTGGCGGTAAACTGATCCGTACTTGTGGAGTAACTAACTAACGCAGTAGGTCCAGCCTCAGTTTCGGGGATGTTAACAGCTATTGTATCGCCTTTATTGAAATAGGAAGTAAACGATGTTCCCTCTCCATTAAGTGTAGTATCCCCCGCCGCAAAGCTAACGGTGCCCTGACCGTTGAAACCCCCAACAATTGTTGTGGGTTGAAGCGTTATTGTGCCAGTGAAAGCAGTAGCGCTGCTACCCGTTTCAGTAAGCGCTATGGCTGTTTCCAGCGTCGCGTTTTCTTGTGTAGTAGCGAATTGCAAGAAATCTTTGTTCTTGCGAATGACATAATATGTCGAGGTGCTTGTCAAACCCGTGATATTTGTAGTTCCAGACGTTGTGTAGACCACGCTGTCTCCAGTAATAAACCCGTGATCTACAATGTAAAAAGCGTCCAAATCCGCAACAAAAACGTTTTGAGAATCTACAAGAGTGGTACGAGCTTGAATCTGATTTCCCGCGTTAAAACTAAACGAAAGATTGTCCGAGGCAGTAGACGCAACCACATAGTTTCCGTCAGCCGCTCCTACATAGTCCGCAGAAAGAATTTGAGTTTCGCTTGGAGAAGGGACACTTGTAAGGTCAATAATGTTTACTTTTGTAAGTGTTCCGCTTCCCGAACCTTGCGATACAAGATCAACTCTAGTTGAGGACAATCCCGCAATTGCGTCAGCTTTGCTGTTGTGAAGGTACATATAAATGCTGAACCAAGGTTCCGCCCAGTATATTTGACCGTTATTTAACCCACCAATGGGACTTAACGAAGTATATTCCACCGCATCACCATCAGAAAACGGCATACTTGAACTTAGTCTGAGATAATTCCCGGCGGTGTTTGCAAATGTCGAACTACTCTGATTAGGAATTGTCTCGGCAACTCCGTAAGGATTTGCTGTAGTAGAAACCTTAAACCGATCACTGCTTTTAAACGCGGTGAAGTAGGTCGTTCCATCTACAAGCCCACCAATAGCTGTTCCGCCGTTAATTTTGTACTGTATCGCGGCCCCCTGTAACAGCGTGTTTCCGGGTATTTGTATAGTGTTACCCGTTTCCCGCGATAACTCTCCCTGCACCCGATAAACTAAGTTTGTGGAGCCGTAAGAGGTAAAGCTAATGGCCGCACCAGTCGTGGTTGTGAAGCTAATTCTATTGTCATCTAACCTGTTGGCAATATACGTTGACCCGCTGGATAACCCGGCTGGGAGAGTTCCGGTGGTAGCCGTAACGGTGACAGGGGTAGGTGTGACAATCCCGTGGTTAGGAACCCACAAGCTAGAAGGGGTTACGTTAAACTGAACGGGCAACAGCGCCATGTCTGTACTGGTGCTGGAGCCGTTGAAGGTAGTGCCGCTATTAGTGGCAGCGTAAGCCCACATTATGCGGTTGTAAGTAGTGCTCGAACTTCGAGACCGTAGATAATAATCGTAGGTGGAATTTGTGTTATTAGGCTGTAAGAGACCCGTAACTTCGGTAAAAAACGGATGATCATTCCCGTTAATTTTTGAAGCGATTACGGGGTTATCCGCTTGAGAGTAGCCAATAATTCCGAAAGTCTGCGTTGAGGTACTGACGTCCGTATATATATTATAAGTGTTCCGATAGACACTACTGCTATAGTTGTAGGCATAAGAGTAAGTAAGCCAATAAGCCGCCGCAAAACCGGACTTAACAATCCCGCCCGAAACCCCGGGTCCGGACAACTGCATTCTGTATGTAGTCGAAGTTGTGCGGAGATAAGCAAGCCGGATTGTGAAAGCATCAACTACTTGAACATAATAGCTGTTCATATAGACTAAGCCACCAATCGCCGTGTTGGTTGATGCATCCCCTAAATATACAACTGTATCATTATTCACAAAGCCATGAGCAGTGGGAAACGTTATTGTGTCCGCTACCGTATCTATTACAAGTTCATCTTCTCGAAAGTATATTTGATTTCCGGGCTTGTTCGTATCAACTCGCCAATCAACAGCGGAAACCCCGCCTAAAGAAAGAAAATCTGTTTCTCCCGTAGGCGTAGCGGAGGTGTATGACGTATCTAATACCGTTATATTATCAATGTCTACGCCGCTAGTTTCAAAATTCAAAGTAGACTTTGCAAACGTGTTTGACAAAGCCATGCTCGTGCCATTTGTAAAATCTGTTGGGAATTGAGTTCCGACTGTAAGATTGCTAGGGCTTGCGCCATCTGTCGTGATGCCGCCAATGTTTGTTAGCTTAAACTCGGTGCCGGAATACACCGATCCGGGGAAAAGCTGAGTGAAAGTTTCAAGTATGCTTCTAGTCTGCAAAAAAGAAGACTTGGCAATGTAGTTAAACGATGTGTCCGACAAGATTGCAGACACAACAAATCCGCCGTCCGCAGAAGAACTGCCTGTGGCTTGTACAATAATAGGCGCACCCCTTTGAAGGTTATGCTCCTCGCTTGTTACAACTGTAACAACGCTACTTCCAGAAACAACGCCCATACTCGCAACTGAGATGTCAAAATCCCCGTTACGGGCAAAAAACGTCGGGATGTTATTAGTAAGCTCTAAGGTTTCCCATTTTGTAGACTGCAATCCGTATTCGAAGTCTGTGTCGATAAGGTTCTCTGGGTTGGACACGCGAATCTTTGAAACCGGGTCAACAAACCGTTGGTTTACCGTAATGTCAGTACTCTCTTCTTCCAGCAAAATTTGAAGTGAGTCTGTACTCGACATGGCGCTAGTGTCGAACGCTAGTGTGAGCGTTGTATCATAATCTGTGTAGTCAAAAGTAATGTTAGACAGTCCAGCCGCATTATCGTTGAACTGGTATATAATGTCTCCAGTCGTAACGTTAGTTATCAACAAGAACCTTTTTTGCGCGTACACATCGCCCAGCGTAATCGTTTTTGCTGCTGGATCGAACGTGTAATCGAATATAAGTTTTTTTCCCATTTTCTTATCCTAACGCAATTGATAACGCGATTGATTGGTCAATCGTTACGGATTTACTCGCGGGGTAAGTCACAAACACGGACTTTTCTCCAGCAGCAAACGATACTTTATTTCCAGAGTTGCTGCTTTCTAGAACATTTGTTCGTGAAAGCGTATTAACGCCCGAATACGTTCCAGTTCCAGTTTCCCAACCATTTTCATCGGACACTATAGAGTAAAAGGTCGTGTCTCCTACCGAAAACACATCTGAAAACGCTTGAAAGTTTGACACAGCCCCAGCTAGGGTAATGTCTCCCGTCCCAGTCGTCACAGTCGTTTCTTTTACTCTATCAAAAACGGGCATTAAGCAATCCTGATAATAGCGTTCGTCGCGTCCGCAGCCGGGAATACGATCTGGAAGTCCCCAGACGTAGCTGTTTTATCCGAGCCAAAGTCCAACACAATGACAGAGTTTGTAGTTCCTGTACCTGCACCCTCAGTCGTGTTGTAGATTAAAGCGCCACGAGCAGTTAACGTAACACCAGTGAACGTTAGATCATTAAAATCTAAAAACGCCGTCGTACCAGACGTAGTAGGGGTCACGTTTGTGAGAGTCCCGCCGCCTGCAACGTATGGAGTAGGGGCAGAACCTGTAGCCCCAACCTCGTTAGTTGCAGTGTAGTCGGTTGTCGCAGCGGTGAAACTCGCGCTGTTGTCATACAGGGCAAGTTTAAAAACATCCCCGCCATTTGTGAAGTTGTGTCCGCCTACAAGCAACTCTTGCTTGAAGGAAGTACACATGAAGTTTCCACTGAAAGCCATTTTAAAGTCTCCTTATGAGGTTAGCCATTTCGGGATTACCCGCGTCGTTTATCGCATTATACACAGTTGTACGGTCACTGCTAATAGCTTGACGCATATAATGCGCAATTAATTTTTCAATGCTATTACCAAAAGCCGTGGCTTGGTCCTTGATCGCAGGAGGAGCCGTGTCTGAAATAGATATTATCTTTTTTACGCACTGTTCCGCTAGCTCGTCTGGGGTAAAGCCACGATTACTCGTTGTTGTAACGCTAACCAGATTAGAATCTTTTGGAGGGCTCATTTTTAAATCAAACATCACTGCTTTTCCCGAATAACTGGTCCAACCCTGTAGTTTTGGGTTGTTTCCTTGGCCTCACCCAGCATTTTAATGCCGTTAATAGCTTCTGTAAGGCGCTGGTTGTACATAGCCATAACATCCTGCTCACCTTTCATATATATGTAAGCTTCAATCAAGGAACCATACAACATCGCTAATTCTGCGTTAGTGCTTAACCATGTTGTGGCGGCGTCAGACCCCGAGGTAAGGCTCAATGGGCGATAAAGGTAATGCAACTCAGCGGTGTATGCAACGTTTGGCGTGGGCGCTAAAACAAAATTCGAAACATCGAAGACGCTGTAGTACATTGGAGCGCCCAACGTAGCAGGGTTGGTAGTGTAGGTCTGAATGAAACTTGGGTCTTTAAAATCAAGGAAAAACTTTTCCTCGTCTGGTCCTCGCATACTTAACGAGAAAGGGGCCAAATAATCTCCCGGTATGCCAAGATATTGATTTCCAGCCGTTACCGTTGCGGTAACATTTTTACGAAACAAATTTAATTGTACGTTTTTCAATATACGCTCTTCAGCCTGCCTAATGAACAGAGGCAGATTGGTCACGAAGGAGGTTTCGTCATTCTCCGTATAGTCTTGAATTGCTTGCTTTAGCTGTCCGTATGTGAAGCTCATGTTGTTACCACCGTCACTATTCCAACAGAGCCTTGCGCTACCAGATAATTTTTAGATAACTCCTGCCAATCATTAAATCCAACGGGGTTCCACCCCCATTGAATAGAATTTTCGGGTTGGTCTGGGCGAGCGTCCTTTAAAGATTGAGGGTCCGACACCTTGCGAAAAGGTCCTAACTGAGGCTGTTTACTTTCGTACTCATCCCTTCCAACTAGAAGCCCGTTCCACTCCTTACGCATATCTTTGTAGCGATACCGAAAACCGGACCGATCTGATATGGCATAAGCGTTTTTTCCAGTGGCAAAGTTAGACATTATTAAACCCTAAAATACTCGTACCGAGGTACAACGTTAAACGAGGCGCGATCTCTATCTTCGGTCATAGCGCGTTCAAACTCTTCTTCATAAACGGCTTTTAAAAGCTGAACTCTTTGAGGAGCTCGTTTTATAGCAATATAATATGCTAAACCCGCAGCAAGGCACGGGTAAAATCGAAAGGGCATGTCCACCGTATTTATAAATGTGTCCGCGTCTTGCATTCGAGTTAGTGCGTCATAAAAAACAATGTCCGTTGTGTTTTCTGGCACAGGCCAAAGCTTTAAGCTCGGGGTTGTTTGACGGTCAAGAAAAAATTGAGCGGGCCTTCCTTGAGTTGTCTTGTTGGGTATAGTTAAGAACTCTTCACGGCTATACCTATCCAAAGAATAGTCCGTTCCGTCTCTTCTAACTATCACAGATAAAATGTCTATGACATCGTCCAAAACGAGGTAGTCTCCCGTGCCTTGAACAAGCGCCTGACTACGCTTTTTTATTGTCCATTGGTTCAATCCCCTGTTGGCCCATTCGGCAAGCATGAGATTCAAAGAACGTTTTGCCGTTTTCAGGTCATACCCCGTCCGAACCTCTAAACCACAACGTTCAAAAGCTTCCTCAATGTACTCCGCAACGTCTAGTTCAAAGTCTGATGTTCCAGATAAAGCCATTTATCACTTCTTTTTCTTTGCGACGGCCCCGCCGTATTTCTTTTTTACAACGGCTTTCTTTTTAGGAAAGCCCGCCTTCATATCGGCATAAGCTTTAGGCGAAACAGTAGATGCCGCCTTAGAACGAGAAGTCTTGTTCTTTTTTCTCGCGTTCATGTTGTCGTATAGACTCATCTAACTCTCCTTAGTTGTAGCCGTACACCGTCACTTTTGAATAAAAAGAGTCAAAGTAGTGTTGGCCGGGATAGTAGCGTAAAGACCATTGTAAAACAAAATACCGTCACCCGGTATTTCCATTCCAAACAAACCAGCGGCTTTTTCGTCTATTTCCAAAACCTCGTCACCAGACGCCGCCGCGGCGTTGTCATAAATAACAACATCCCCCGATGAGCCCGAAGAGTGGTTAATTAAAAAACCCGTCAGACGCCCACGGCCCGTAGCAAACGAAGCCGTCGAATGACTGTGTACCGCTTTTACCTCATTTCCTGCCATAAAGAATTACTCCTAGCTGTAAAACACAGTAGCTGACGTGCAGGCGGTAAACAACGAGATGTAGATATCCGTTACGCGGATTCCTTCATCTGGAATGTTAACCGAATGTGTGTCCGAAGCGTCTAAATCCATGTCTAAAACTACCGAGCCACCGTTCCCATCCGTAATAGTAAGACGGGGAGAGCCAGTGGTTGTTTTTATTTGAATTTGACGAATGCGAGCAGGCCCAACCGCCGCAGAACCCGTGGCAGCTAAACGTTTTGTTCGTATGTCTGAACCAGCCATTGTAGTCTCCTATTAGCTAAATTAGCTAAGTGCAGCGCCAACAGCCGTAACCCAAGCCGCGCCAGTGTTAATAACAACGCAATACTCGTCGTTGCCCGCGCCATTGTCGCTAACCATATAAGCTGTGCCAACAGCAACATCCGCAAAAGCTGGAAGGTTAGCGGTAGTAACTACGGGGATTTGGAAACCGTTGTTGGAACGAACGGGT